TTAATTAAAAGACTCTATGAGTCTTTACCAAAAGTCGTTTTTGATTTGCGTTCGTAAACTTGTTTAGTTGCCATTCTACTATCTTGGTCTTTGAAGTAAGTGTTATCAACAGTTTCAACCTGTTGTTGTGCCATATCTGAAAAATGCTTTTCACGTGCTTTTGCTCGTTCTTCAGGCATTTTGCATAATAGCAATCCACCAACTTCTATATTACCTTTTGCTGCCCATTCTGAATTATGGTCTTGCATATGTATCTGTAGTTCTGGGTGGTCTTCTAAACGACAAGGTGACCAACCATCTCGAAAACTTTTAGATACATTAGGGTTGTCTGAATTTCCAACTAAGGAAGTTCTTACCCATCTGAAAACCCACCCTTCTTGTGGGTCTGGGTCAGGTAAATTGGCTGTGTTTTCCCAATTCTGATAACGTTGGGTAGCCTCTCGGCTATCTAATCCCCTAGGGGAACGCTCTTGGTCAGAGGAGTTCACAGAACTTTCCTCCACTTCATTTTCATTTGATGTGTTATCTTGCTCTGTCATACTTGCTCCTTTAATAATTGATTTGCATACTGCTCCGGACTTATACCAAGTTGTCGAGCTATCTTAACTTGAGTCTGGGTCAGACGTACTTGCGAGGGTTTAGAGTTTCCGGTGTTCCTCGTGGCACCGGCAACAACTGTTTGAGGTTGTTTATTTTTTGTTTCAACTACTTCTTCCGAAGCTGTTTGTTGAATACCAAAAAAATTCGGGAACTTATTACGCATTTCTTTATCTACTTCTGCATAATACTTACCTGATTCTTTAGCAGGGTCTATGCCATTAGTTCTTAATGCGTTGTCAACATACATAGCATATGATGACATTTCTTTGTGGATTGGCTCAGTACCCATAAACCATGGGTTTTTAGCTGCCCACTTTTGTAAATCTTCATCTATTTGTTGAGGTTGTTGTTCAGGCGTTTCCTCAACCGGCAAGTCATTTAGTATTTGTGTTTGTACTTGCTGAGACATATTGTTAGCTGTTTGCTCTGCAAGAACTGCTTTTGAAAGTTGTTCTTGAGCCTCAGCCATTTTATCTGCATCACCTGCTTCATAAGCAGACTTATACATTGCTTGTGCATTTTGTTTTGCCCACAAAGCATTGTTAGCTGCTTGTTTATTTAATACTTCTCCACCTTGGTCTACTAAAGCTTGTAGCTTTTTATTCTCGTCAATAAGAGAAGACAGTCTTTGTATTGCTTCTTGAGACTCTCTAGCAGCTTGTTCTTTAGCTCTACGCTCCTCATGGTAATCGTATTTTAATTTATTAATTCTGTCACCGGCTCTCTTTGAATAGTCGGTAATTTCTGCGTCTAAAGTATCATCATCAACTTCTGTTTCTGCAACGCTTTCATCTCGTGGAGGTCTTCTATCTTCTGTAGGAACATCATCTACAATTTCAACAGATAAATCTTCTGGAACTGTATTATCAACTTCCATTGTTTTGCCAAAGAATTTTTCTTCTTCAGACGTTGTAGGCTGATTATCTATAATCGGCTCTTCATTTATAATCTCTGTATTACTCATGCTCTTACTACTCCTGTTGGGTCATCAACGACTGCTTCCACAGTATCGTCATTAATTAAACGAAACTCTTGTCCATACATGACCATACGAGTACCTGAGTAGGCTCTAAAGATTACCCAATCTCCTTTTTGACACCAAGGTCCTGAAGGAAATCTTTGTTCATCTTTATAAGCTTCAGGTCCAATCTTTAAGACATATCCACATATATTAGATACTTCTTCGTCTTTGATTGTTTGTGAGGCTTTGATAATACCACCTTCCGTCTTTTCATCTGCTTGTGGCATAGCTACTAATATCTTCCAACCTTTAGGGTCAGGTAGCTGTGTCTTAACATCTTCATTTACGGGTGGAGCTTTTACACTCTCTGGGTCTGGGATATTTTCTAGTTTTACTTCACTCATATATTTGCACGACTTTAGGAGTCGAGTACCTATTCACGTTCTTCATGTCTTTTCTTCCAATCCGACATCTCACGCTCTGCGAGGGATAACCCCTCGATAATTCCACATAATCTTTTATAGTCAGGATAATCTTTTAGATTGCCTGTTGCTATATGTTGTTCATGCTCCCTAACGATATCATTTAGCCTTCTCTTTAAAAACTGTGAAAGTGATTGCTCTTTGACATCATTACTCATTCTTATTGACATCTTCGACTATTTGTCTAGCTATGTCAATACCTTTTTGGAAATCTTCTCTTGCCTCTGCCTTTCTGCTTTCTTCAACATCTAGCAAATCACTAGCAACTTGCTGTCCTAATTTAGCTCCTGCTATTTGTTCTTGAGATTGTATTCTTTCTCTTTCAATTTCATCTCTGTTTATTGCTTTCTCTGAATCAAGTTGTAGTCTTGCAGAACTCTCTGCAATCTTTCTTTGTACTTCAGCTTCTTTAATTGCAATCTCTCTATCTTTCATTTGCAGTAATGGGTCTTGCTGTTGCTGTGCAATTCTTTCTTGTTGCTCTTTAGCCTGAGAAGTTATTGCAACTCTTTGTGCAGCTTCGGCTACTAATTCAGATATACGCTTTTCAACATCTGGTGGAATAGGCTGACCTTCTGGTGGTAGCTCAATACCCATTTCTCTTTCTACTTGTTTTCTAAACTTCATAGTTAAATGCTGATTAACATATGCTGAAGCATTAGCCACAATACTTTGTGCATTAGGACTTTGCTCAATACTTGCAGCAACCTCAGGGTTTTGTTGAGCTGCAACAATAGTTTCAATATGAGCTTCATGGTCTTGAAATGGAAATGCTTTGACCGGCTGACCATTAATTAAATTCTGTACTGCAGTCACAGGGTCTACAGGTTTTATATCATCTGTATCAGGAATAATATCTTCTACATTTCTTATGCCAAGTGTTTCGAGCATTTGTCTATGTAGCTCAGGCATATTATAAATTTGTGGAGCTGTAGTAGCTAACTGCATTGCAGCTTGATACTGCATAATTCTTTGTGCCATAGTTGAAGCATTAGGGTCAGAAACCGGCAATACATCTATTCTTTCATCAAAGTCTTCAACCTTTATAAATTCTTCTTCGTCCATTTCATATGGGTACGAAGGCTCGGTAAAGTCTTTTACAATGCCAACTAAAATTTCAAATTCTTTTCTCATGGAAGCATGAAGTCTTGCTTGTACTGCTGACATAACTTTCATGTTTCTTTCTAACAAAGCTAAAGTAGTTCCAACCGGAGCTTGATTATTCATGTCAGATACTTTCATATCATTCATACTTGCAAACCTTCTGCCTTCTTCAACTATATTCTGTAGTAATTGATATAGCGTTTGAGAAGGCTCTTTGTATGGTAAGAAAGTAATGTTATCTCTAATCGCACCACCGGGAACATCAACATCTCTAAACTCTCCGGGCATGATAGGAGTATCATCTCCTTTAACTCTTAAGCCTCTAGCTTTCAGACCACCCGGCAAGTTAGATAAAGTACCGGCATCAACTAATTGTCTTAGTATTGAAGTTGCTGACTTAGCTAAACCACCAACCATGTGTATCAAACCAAAGCCATAAAACCCTAGACCCGGCAAGTATTGGTAGTGTACGAAGTGCATACGTCTTAGTTTCTTAGGGTCATTCTCGTAATAGTTTCTTCTGATGCTAAGTATTGTTCCACTTGGAAAATCTATTGTGACCACATAAGGCAAAGCTATTCCGGTCTTTTCACCATTAGCCATGTCTTCAAACCCTTCTAAATCAAGGTCTACCTGCATTTCTAAAAGAGTATGCCTATCATCAAAGTTGTAAGTATTACTCTCGCCTGTCATCTCGTCATACTTCTTGCGTATATCGGATTGATTATCAGACGGCTCAGGTATATCTATGTCACGATAAAATCCTGCAACCTGATTTTTTCTAATTTCATTTGTAGACTTGTGCATTACATGAGTTGCACGTTGACAAGTTTCTAAATCACTTGCTCCATAATTAACTACCACATCTTCAGCCGGAACAAATAAAGAAGCAGGTCTTTCTAAGTTCGGGTCATAATAAACTTTTCTAAAAGCAGAACCGGCAAGTGGCAAAGAGAATAACATCTTTTCTGTTTCTGTCCTGTATTCTGACATCTGGTATGTCAACAAGAAGTTCAGATAATCTTGTACTCGACCTGCTTGTTTGGTTTTATCTTCTGTCATCTTTCCAACAATCTTTGTTCTTACAGGTCCTTGTGCCGGAAACATTTCAGCAATAGATTGCGATTGAAACCTTATTACTGCTTCACTTAGCATAGGGTGAAATACTCCACAAGCTCCTGCCCATGGTGTAGTTCTTTCCTCTATCTTCAAACCTAATTGGTCTAAACCTTTAACATAAGTTTCTTCCCAATCAGAACGTGAGTCTTTGTCTGCTTGATATTGGGAAATCAAATCACCACCTAAAACATTTAAGTCATCTTCAGACATTAAGTCTGCAAGGTTTGAATTGAAACCAGATTCAATTGAGTTTTCAGACTCAGGGTCAAAATCAATAATCATTCCTCCATCTTCCGTAGCTATTGCTACGGAGTCAGGATTATCTATGGAGATTGATAATTCTTCTTGTTCTGGAAGTGCGTCCGTACCCTCGATAGGAGTAGCCGGAGTGTTTCTTTCTATTGCCACTTAATACCTCAGTAATAGTCTGCGACTTTATTATGTTCTAAAGGCTCATCTTCCTCGTCACTCTCTAAAGGAATAAACCCACCTTGTCTAAATCTTAGTAATGCTTGTGTACTGCTATCAACTAAATCATCATGTTCCATATTAGGAAACCCTGCGAATTGTTCTATCACTTCTTCTCCCCACCTTGTTTCAGGACACCATACTACACCAGAACTGAATAAATCTGAAACAGCATTTACTCTTGAAATCTTATCATTACCTCTGCTAGGTGTGTATTCTTGTACCGGAATACCTATAGCACGTAGCTCAAATATCAGAGGCATACCTGCAGCCTTAGCCTCAACTATAAAAGCATCAGGTTTATATTCATTGTATTTATCTTGAGCCTTTCGTTTCAACTCAGGAAACTCTAATCTTTCTTGGTAAGCGTCTAACAAAATAAGATTAGGTACAAACTTACCTTCATCATCTTCGTTGTAGAAAACACCCCAAGTAGTACAGGCAGAGAAGTCAGCTCTTTGATTTTTCATAAAAGCTGTATCCCAAGACTGAATAATAAACTCGCAATCCGGTGGATTTCTACCTTCCCACACATTCCACCATTCCCTTTTTATCAAAGCTCCTTCTTCGGAGGTAGGGTCTTGTTGGTATTGTGATTGCCATTTGCTATTAGGTAACTCTGCTTTTAAAGCAGATAATTCTTCTAATGACCAAAACTCTTCCCATAATGGATTACCTGAAGGCAAGATAGCAGGGAGTTCTATTACTTCCCATTGGTCTGCACCACCACGTTTAATACTTGCGTCAACAACTTGACCGGTTAAATCCCTTTGATGCCATCTTGTCATTACCATAATGATTGAGCCATTCGGTTGCAAACGTTGTCTTGGTCCTGAGGTATACCACTCATAGGTACGATTAAAAACATTAACATCGCCACTCGCACCTTCTTGTTCAGAGTGTGGGTCATCAATAATCAATAGGTCTGCACCTTTACCGGTTACAGCACCACCAACACCTATCGCAAAGTATTCGCCACCCTTATTGGTATTCCAACGTCCGGCAGCTTTACTATCTGATTGCAAACTGATATCAGGGTAGATAGCTTTATAGTCTTTACTGTTAACTAGGTTTCTTACCTTCCTACCAAAACCGACAGCTAACTCTGCAGTATGGGCAGTCTGGATTATCTTCTTATCAGGATATTGCCCTAGAAACCACGCAGGGAGCAGATAAGACGCAAACTCACTCTTGGTGTGTCTAGGAGGCATATTAACAATTAAACGCTTTAAATCGCCTCTAGCGACCTTCTCGAACGCTTCAGCCATTATCTCGTGATGTTTACCATGAATAAACGCTGACCACATCTCTCCAACAAAATTCATAAAATTGTTTTGAGATAGCTCACGTTTCTTCGCAGACTCTAACTCCTCAAGCAAATCAAGAAGCTCTAACTTACTATCAGAGTCTAAATTCTTCACTTGATTTAATATATTCATAAACAATCCATAGTATCTACTAGGTAAGTATCTACTTATTAAAAAAACTTAATGGGTATATATACCACTAGGTATATACTATATAGGAGGTATATCTACTGCTAGACTTTAACATAATATACCCTCTTCACATTCAACGCAATAACTTATTAAAAAAAAATATACTATGGGGGGTATGGGACTCCTACCCTTTATCCACATTCGATTATATATATCAAACAAAAAAAGCTATCACTTTGCTATATAATAGGGGGGGGTATACCAAAGTTGGGTATCGAATGAGTGAATCACTATGTATAGAGTGACAAGCAAGTTGCCAATTACTCAATGGGGGTGTGGGTCGCCTAGATTTCTCACTTTGATTTTGCTCAAGTGGTACCTATCTTTCCCAATTACTGGGCAAAGCATAATTCAATATGATCTGAGAATTCAGATGATGATAGCCTAGTGCTATCTCTTATTAGTGGTGGTCGTCTACTGCTTCGTTCTCTAGCAGTCTAAGTATCTCTGCCTCAATTGTTGAGGAGTCTCTCTGTTCTTTTACTTCGACTGTATCGGTAAACATACCGGAAGTTTTTCCTAGTAGTTCCAAAGACCTAACCCTACTTGCCGGAGTAGAATCCTCGTTGTCTCCTCGACTCTCTGCATGGAGCCTTTCTAAAACATAACTCCTCGTACGGATAGAGGAAGCTACTACTCCCTCCTCTCGCTTACTGATAGCACGTTGTATGCTTAGGGAAATCTTAGGGTTAGCTAACATCTTGGAAGCTTCTACATTTACCCATTTAGGAATGGAGCCGTTCTTGTTTAACTTCACGTCATAGACTTTTGCGTATGCTTCTTTGTAAGTTGTTTTACCTTTTACTATCTCTTCAATGAAGGCTCTCTGTTTAGGAGTAAGGTCTGTTTCTGGTTTCGGTTTCGTGCCGACTATTTTTAGGTTGGGTTTTTTCTCATCACTCATACAAAACATTTTACCGGTAAACCTTTTCCCACGTAATGACCACAGACTGATAGCTAAATAGAGGTATATTTAAGGGTACATTTTGCTATAATCCTCTTATGGCAATGACGTTTTTCTGTACCCAAAAATCAAGCAAGGACTTGAGGCTCAAACTCGTCATAATTTTTGAGGAGGTGTCTATAGAAAAGTAGTTTTAATTTTTATCGGTAGTCTATTCGTACAGACTCCGTGGAGGTCGTCCTAGTATTCTTTATTACCCAAAAACTAGGTCAGGTCGTGATGATAAATTGGTGGAACAATTTTAGCCGTACCTCAAACACCCTTACCTAAATGCTATATGGAGTATTGAAACAGATACGAAAGCAGTAGGTCTCGAAAGCAAAGTGACAGCAATTGCTCCAACGAGACCGAGTCTTGATGTTAAATAAACAGACCCTAAATAATTTTCTTTGCGACAGAAATTCCTAACCAAATTATTTGAGAGGGATAGCGTTTTGTTATCCCTTTCGAATTTCTTACTGTCACTAGGTGTGTGCCTAGTCTGAGGAAGCGAAAGCAGAAACAGTTAACTTAATATATTTCTTAGGAGGAAATATGAAAATACAAATGACAGACGTTCATGTCTCTAAACTGAACAGACGTAGTAGAAAGAAACCTATTGCGAAATTTAAATTTGAGAAGTTCGACAATGAAATTCTCGTATCTAAGGAGGTGTACTAATGAGTGCCAAAGATAAAACTTATACTCCTTCGGAAGCTATCGAAGGTATGTTGGAAATTACTCCAATGGTTAGTGCAGACGGAACGGACTTAGTTCCTTGCTTACTCGGTGGAGTAGGTATCGGTAAGTCCTCTCTAGTCGAACAATATGCTAAGACTCTCGCTAATGGTCGAAAGCTTGTCTACGGAAAAATAAATCCGAGCGAGGACGAGTTCTCTCTCATTGACTTGAGGATTGCAGACTTGGAGCCGGAGGACACGAGAGGTGTTCCGGTGGTCGACATGGTCGAAGGAGAGCCGGTACAAAGACTCGCTCAATTACAAAACTTGCCTATCTCAGGAAGTGGAGTTTTGTTTCTTGACGAGTTCGCACAAGCTACTCCGGAAATGCAAAAGATTGCCGGACGTGGTGTGCGTGAAAGGATTATTGGCGAAACAAAAATCTCTGACGGATTTAAAATTGTTTTAGCCGGTAATAGACAGACCGATAGAGCCGGAGCAAATTCTATCCTCTCTCACTTGTTAGACAGAGTGATAGAAATGCACGTGGAAGGCGATACTAATTCTTGGTTAGCGTGGGCAACGAAGAATGATGTACACCCTCTGATAACTTCGTTCATAAACTATCAGCCTCAGTTCTTAAATCACTTTGACCCTAAGTTGAAAGAGAGTCAGAGTTCCTCAAGGACTTGGTCAATGGCTAGTCCGATAGTTCAAAGATTTGAGAACGATTTGACTAACTCAATGTTCGGAAAGCTTATGAGTGGTTGTATCGGCTCAGAGAGTACGGCTGAGTTCTTAACGTTCGTTAACCTCATGCAAAATGTTCCGTCCCTTGACGACATTGTGAGTGGCGAGGACGTGGAAGTTCCGGAAGGAGTTGGTCTTCAATATGCGACTTGCTGTGGACTCGTTAAGGTCTTGTCTGAGTGCAAGGACAAGGACTTGGTTTCCTATTGGGAAAATGCTCTCAAGTATGTTGAGAAGTTCCCAACGGCTGAGTTCGGTATCTACTTCGTTCGCTCTTGTGTTGGAGCAAGACCGGAGTTGGAGAAGAGCAAGGCGTTCGGACAATTCCGTGTGGATAATCAAAACCTAATTCTGTAGGTCTTGGTTTTTTTGGAAGTGAGAGAAATATTTTACTAGTAAGATATTTTCTCTCGCTGCCATAAACTGATAATCGAGTGTGACTCGGTCTGACGATTACGAGAGTATGAAATCAGTTTATTAAATTTTTTATTTCATGGAGGTATAAATGAATAAAAATAAAACGTTAGAGTCTGTCTTTTCAGACTCGTTTGTTAAGGTGGTCTTTCGCAGAGGTTTACCCTCTGACCAAAAGGTCAATCCTAGGAGCAAGAAGGAGTTAGCAAAGTTGTTTGACTCTGACCCTTCTATGCACACAGCTTCGGACTATTTGTTTCCGGAGAAAATCAATTCCTATTTTAGGAAATACTTTGTAGCGTTTGAGACGACTGTGTTTAAGCCGTTGTCTTATCCTTGGTCGGACGGAGATACTAACTCTTCACAATGGAGAATTATTCCTAACGACAAAGTGACTCAGTTAGAGAAACTCTACAAGCAACACAAGGCAATGTTTGAAAAAGCAGTTGACTCGTTTTGTTCAAATTATGATTGGCATATTGAAAATGCTAAGAAGAAATTGGGCGAAGCTTTCGACATCAATAACTATGATGATGTAGAAACTTTCAGAGCGAAGTGCAAATTTGAAATACAGTTTGGAGCCTTCGAGTCTGTGTCATTTTCTAATGACGCTAGAGTTCAATTGTCAGCCGAGCAACGTTCAATGATTGAGAGTCAAGTTGCGAGTAATTTCAAAGATACTCACAACATGATTGCCAAAGAGCAAATAGCCGGACTGACTGAGGCTCTAGACAATGTCTTAGTTGCAATGGAAAAGGAAGGCAACAAAGGGTCGTTCTTTAAACGTGCAGTCTTTGATAACCTCAAGGCTAAAGTTGAAAATGCTCAGAGTATCAATGACAAGCTTCTTAACAGTAAGAAATTGTCCGGTGTGATATCTCAAGTGACTGCGACCTTAACCAAAGTATCAAACGGCATAGAGTCTCTCAAAGGCAAGGACGACCTTGCGGTTGAAAACCGAGAGTCTATGAAAGAAGAAATAACTACAGCGAAGAAAAGTCTCAACGACTCTATCTTCGGTGGACTAATGGGAGGCGACAATGAGTGAGTACAACGTTGCACAAAGACGACCTGAGTATATGGGTCAAACGGCAGAGCAAGTCATAACAAAAGCTAAGTCACAGTTAATGGACTCAGCTACCGGCATGACTTCTATTCTCTTAGGACTTGACCTCATAGAGGACGAGTCCATTGGGACAATGGCTACGGACGGCAAGAGTATTATTTACTCTCCGGATTTCACTTTGTCTATGAAGTTCGACCAAATAAAAGGAGTCTTAATTCACGAGGCTCTTCACGTTGTTTGGGGACACCATATACGAAGGTGCGAAGGTGGTCTTGAAAGACACCCTAAGCTTTGGAACATTGCTACTGACTATGCAATCAATTCATACATTGTGTATGACTTGAATTTAGATTTACCGGAAGGTGGTCTACTTGATAGGAAGTATCAGTCATGGTCGGCTAATGCAATCTATGACTTCTTGTATGCGAATGACGAGGAGTTGGAGAAGGCAAAGTCTCAGGTTGAGAAAGGACTAGGTCAAGAGTCGGACGAGCAAGGCGAGTCTGAGCAAGACGAGTCTGATTCAGGCGAGGGCGAAGGTCAGGGTCAGGGTCAGGGCGAAAGTCAGGACGAGGACGAAGCCGAAGGACAAATGTCCGGACAAGGTGGAGTCAATCTTGACGACTTACCTCAGCCGGTTGGTGGTGTCATTGACATGAAGGGCGAAGAAGGACAAGACCTCACTCCTCAAGAAGTACGAGAGGAGCAGACGAGACTTGACCAACAAGTTCTTATGGCAGAGAAACTTGAAGGAATGAAAGGAGACTCAGGCAACGTTGACTACCTTGGAGGCAGAGCCGGAGAAATCAAAAGACCTCAGGTTGCATGGAATGATTACTTGAGAGAGATACTAACCTCTCGTAAATCCAACAAGAGGTCTTACGCTCGACTCAATAAAAAGTATCAACACTCCGGACTAATCTTGCCGTCAAAGAAACGTGAGAACGAAATAAAAAACGTTGTCATTCTCAATGACGTATCAGGCAGTACCGAATGGTGTCGTGATGAATTCATTACAGAAACCATGACGTTGCTTGAGGAGTTTGCAGTTGAGAAACTGTGGGTCGGAAGGTATGCCTCTAACCATTTTAGAAATGAGCAAGGAGAATACTTCGACTTGTTCGACACGACTCAAGGAGATTGTATGCCGGACAAAGATACGTTCCCTTGTCATGGCTCCGGTGGTACTTATGGTGTTGCCGGTTTCAATGCTTTCCTTTCTAAGCTTGAAGAGAGAGACGAGGTCGACTTGCTTATTCACTTCTCGGACGGAGAGGACGACTTTGAAATGGAAGAGTTGGACGAGCCTATGCCGGACAATCTACCGGTCATTCACGTCTTTACTGTTGAAGGTAGCTACGGCTTCTCTAATCCAAAAAAGGATATGCCTTTTGGCGAGAGGGTGTTCATCAAGTGAACACCTTTTCCCCGAAAGTTTTACACCATGTGTAACAGTTTGTGTTTCGTGACCCTTGTAGAGAAAGTATTTACTAGTAAATATTTTCTCTAATGTTGGTCACGGGACGCAAATTTTCACTTCTAAAAAAACTGATAATCAAGTGTGTGCTTGGTCTGAATGATTACAAAAGTATGAAATCAGTTTATTAACTTAATCTTTATAGGAGGTACTATGGAAGATTTAAAACTACAGTTGTGGTTAGCCAAAGACGGAATGTTTACAGAGGTCTGTAAGCATGACGACCACACAAAATGGGACGTTTCTTTTTTAAGAAGTGTCAGACATCAATTAGACATGAAGGGTAACTTGTCCGAGAAACAATGGACTATGGTTGCGAAGATACGAGACAAAGTTCTTGCTCCTCCAAAACCTAAAGAGACTATTCAAGTCAATGAGATAAGCAAAGTGTTGGAGTTCCTAAACAGAGTTCCTAACTTTTCATCTATCAGAGTTGCTATGTCAGTTCCAATTGCCGGAGGTAGTTCCGGAAATGCTGATTGGTTTCTGAAGATGTACGTTGCTACTGACAAGTCAAAGTTTGAAGGTCAGTTGCAGTTGCTCGTCAGTTGTGACCCTGACTTTCAATATGGCAAAGAGTATCTTGGTAGGGTGGACTTGAACGGATTGTTCTTTCCTCACTTTAGATACTCTAATGTTCAGTTGGACTTTGAGAAACAAGCAATCAAAGACGAAGCAGTCAATACTCTAAATGCAATTGCCCTTGACCCTGAGAAAGTTGTCCGAGAGTTCGGACAGTTGACCGGTCAATGTTCTTTCTGCAAGAGGAGATTGTCTGACGATATCTCGAAAGCGTACGGATATGGAAAGCATTGTGCTAAGAAGTATCAGTTAACGTATCCGACTAAAAAACAATTTGAAATGCAAGGAGGTGTAGCATGACAGAAGTTAAAGAAAAGATGTTATATATAGATGAACGTATAGTTCTGAAAGATATAGTCAACGACTTGGTATCAGCAGTTGATATCATTCAGAGGTTAAGTAAACAATTGTCTTATCGAGTAGACAATGTCCAAAGACTAGACGCTATAAGTCTAAGTGAGGTTGAGTCTATTCGAGACTATCTTGACTCTATTCTTAGGTTGTCCGTGGAAAGCATTGACGACTTTCAACAAGGAGCCGACCATTTATCAGACTTGGTTGTTGCTATCAAAGACAACAGAAAGTCAGGAGGTGTAGCATGAGTAAATACTTTAAAGAAAGAATGACTTTTGCTAAGGAGTTGCACTCTGCAAGGAAGGTTGAAGTTCTGCTCACACTTCCGGTGGAAGAGGCTCTAGCAATAGCAACAATTCTTGAGGACTTAATCAAGTGTGCTAGTGATGAAAAAGTGATAGAGATTTGCAATCAAGCTTTGGATTCATTCGACAAAGGAAAAGTAAAAGTCTCGGAGGTGGAGTATGAAAAGACTACTTAGATTTAAGTATTACCCTCGTAGTGGGTTGAATGTCAGAGCCGGTATTATCCATGGCGAAAGCTTTGCCGAGTTAATTCCTCAGGTTTGTGAAGTCATGTGGTCAGAGTCAATGCCTTATGGGAAATACTTTGTGTTCAAGGACGACTTCAGAAGTGGAGAGTTTGAAATCGCTAGTGAGGTTTCAAAGTTCACGTCTCGTTCCGATAAACCTATGTCTTTCAGAATGGTCTTTCGTCACTTCGCAATGATAAGACAAGCCGGTTGTTATGACTCTGACCTTTCTATTGCACAGATAGACAGGAAGTATCACAAGTTCTTGAATAATAAAAAGAACAAAAAAGATATTGAGTTGTTTCGCTATAGCAATACTCACTTCACAATAACTCATTCTCCTATTGCTGAGTTGTTTCTAAAGTGGATTGACAAGTTTGGAACGGAAGAAGATTTGAAAGTTCTAGATAATTTTTTACATCATAGCAATATGTATACTCCGACTGAACAGTTTGAGAAAAGTATTAGATATAGATTAAAAAATATAAAACAGTCTGCTTAAAATTAGCCGAGGCTATGTGGTATTAATTTACTGCATAGTCTCGGTTTTTTTTTGGCTCAAAATTTCTAAACATGATGACATTTTTTTGGTTTGTAATCCCTCATATTACTTTATCTTATGACAATCCCTTGTGAAGAAAGTATTTACTAGGAAATATTTTTACGTGCCTGAAAACACAGCGTCTGAATACAACAAACTTTAGAAAAAAAATCAACAGTAGATTGATTATTAAGTGGCTGACGTATGCTTGTCATGTCATATCACTATGCTATATAATAAAAGTAATTGTTCATGTTCTTTCATAGCGTGAACAACCTCCTAAGAAATCAAAGGCTTAGGCTAAAAGTCTTTGAAGTTTAATAAGATTGGAGGCAGACTTGAGCCATAGATAATTCTCCAAAGTAATCTATTAAGTCTGTCTCCTTTTTTTTATGCTAGTCCCTTGCTATCTATATGATATAATCATCTGATGTATGCAGTTGTCAGACACACCTTTGAGTTAACTATCCCTGAGCCTTTTGTTAAGTCTTCTCAGAAAAGTTTTGGGGATTGGAAATATAAAGTGTGGACGTTTGATACCTATGAGGAGGCTAGTAAGTTTGCATTTAAACTTTTATTAGTAGAGCCATTACTTAGGTATGACGAGCAATCGTATCACAACGCAATGAATTCTCTTGCCGAGAATGGATACTATACCTTGGGTAAAGAAAGCATAGCGATAGCAGAAGTAGAAGATAAAATTACAAGTGAGGATACCTAATGGCTAATAGTATTTTTATAAGATGTAGTGAGGACACTTGGAAACTTGCTAACAAAATAGCAGAGAAGGACTCTCGTTCTTTGAACAAGCAAGTCATTCATCTAATACATCAAGAAGCAGAAAGGCGAGGCATTGTATTGACTGAGGCTGACAATCAACCTGAGGAAGTACAAGAAGAATTTGAAGTAGAAGAGTACAACCCTAACACAGTTGCACAACCTATGACTGACTCTATGAAGTCTCCTTTAGAAAGGCTCTCTGAAATAACGAAACCGGACTAGTCTCGTTGACATACCACAGTTGAAGTAAAGCTTCGGCACAATCAACAATCACATTATATTCTGACTCGGTAATTCTTTTAGGATTACCGGTCATTATTTTATAGAACGCTTTCTCTTTTTCATTTCCACATAACTCCTGAAGTTGTTTCACAGGGGGAGAAAGTACAATGGAGCGTGGCATTGCCCTTTGCAGAAAGTAATTACTAGTAAATATTTTCTCCATGGAGGGTGGAGCTGACGCAAAACAGCCTGACTTGGTCAACAGATTAAGGTATTTATCACACACCATGTGTTGTCTTTCGTTCAGATAATCTTGGATATAAAGCTTGTCTATCATGTGTTGGTCAAAGACAATCGCCTGACCTATGCGAGAGTTGTCTATCTTTTGGACTTGGACTTTGTGTCTCTTGTGTAAGTAAGGATTGCCTACATCATTGACGTAGACTTCCTCTTTAGAAATCCCAATCGTAGTCGTCAGTTTCTTCTTGAGTTTCAGAGTATCTTCCATTGGTTGGATTGAATGATAAGTCTGCCTTGCCTAACTGTGCGTTCCAATTCCACCTCGCTTTGGTACAATGGACTTCTACATTATCCGACCCTCTGTATACTGTCAAGCCTACATCTGCCTTCGTACTCCACGAGATACTGCCTGATATATCCATGAGGTTACAGACATTCTTTTTACTTCTGTCTTGTGGTTTCTGTGGGTGTGCTATGAAGATACACAATACGTCATGTTGCTTACAAAACAATTGAACTTTGCTTAACATATCTGAAATCATGTGGGTTTCTAGACCGCTAGTCCTATCAGTATGGATAAAATTAAAGGGGTCAATCACACAAATCTTTACTGAGTTTCTCATTATGGAATGATGAAACTTCTCAAGCACGTTCTCAATCGTTGGCAACCCTCCGTCTAAATAGTCTTGGAACAGTACGTGTTCTCCTATCCATGCCTCTGCTTCGTCCTTCTCCTCTTGGCTCATACGCTCATGCCCATTGGTTTTAAAGAAAGGTTTACCGGTTATTATTTGTGCTAACTGTACCGAATGATAGCTAGGGTTTTTCTCGAAACTAGCATAACAAGTTTTCCAATTGTAATTCTTACCGGCATTGACTACTAATTGGTCTATGAAAGCACTCTTACCTTCTCCGGCATAGCCGGTCACTACATAAAGCAATCCGGTTTGTAGATTAAATACCTTATCAACAGACTCATATCCGGTGTTTATGCCCTGAGGTTTGCCTTCATCATACAAACTTTGGAATTCATCTGTGTAAAAACTTATATCGTTTAGACCATGCAAAGGTATTGGCTCTGCATTAATCACTTGCTTACGTACTGTCTCCTCGTCTGTCTCAATAAGCAATTCATTTGCGTCCTTGTATCCTTTGTAATCCATGCGATAGCACTTTGCTTTCCCTATCCTACGGCTCAACTCATGGGTCAATACATCTCCGGCTGAGTCTTGGTCAGTAGCTAAGATAACTTTCTTCACATCAAGGAACTTATCTCTATCTTCCCACACATAAGCAAACCTTCCGTCCTCGCTTGGGTCAACCTTACCCTCAGTAATCTTGTTTGGACTTCCATTTGGCACAGAGTAAACAGCTATGTTGTAGTCTTTGAAAGCTTCTGCTATAGCTAATACGTCCATTTCCCCTTCGGTAATAACAACTGTATCCTCTATAGTTTCTTTGTTGCTATCGAATTCATGCTCTCCCCAAAACCTTTTTGCATTGTTCTCCCACCAAAAATCCTTGTCGCCATTGGCTTTCCTGAACTTCACAGCTTCAACTTCTCCGTCAGGATTGTAGAAAGAGAAACCTATTACCGGTAAATATTTTCTCTTTTCCCGTGCTACACGAAATTTATCTGCTGTTTCTAAACTAATCTTTCTATCAAGCAACCACTTGTTTGCTTTCTCTTCTTGCTTATCTGCTAAAACTATTTTCTTCTGTGGCTTTTCTGCCTTAACTACTTTCATAACTCCTCCCTTTTTGATAGCACTTTGGTATCTGTTTATAACTCCCTTGATGTTGCAATGATGACAATGGTAAACGACTTTGTATTCGTCAATCTTTACGCTCAATGGTGTGTCATGTTTGTTTTTTGTTCTCTTATCTTGGCAATTCGGACATGAGATTTTTCTTTGTCCGTGACTCAGACCTGACGTATGCCGGTCTAATTTTTCATTTAATTCTTGGCTAATCATTTTTCCTCCTATATACTTAGTATATACTTACTAATGTATATACTTCCTAAATAAATTACTTAGTACATACTACCTAGTATCTACTTCTCTACCTCAATAAGCTTACTAATTTTATTAGCTAACTTTTTCTTTGAAACGATTGGGTACTCATTCAATTCAATGACTGCTAACTTAACTGTGTCTGAGTCTATAGAATTTCTTGTGCAAAGTTTCTCAAAATCCTGAGAAAGAAAGTAGGCTTTTGCCTCGGTAGATGTTCTTGGATTTTTACTTGCGATATCTCTGACTGCTTGTTGTAAAACTTTCTTATCTAACGCCCTTGAAAAATCCATGGCTCGATTGTAGCCGAACAAAAAACACAATTCAATACCTCATTTACACTTGTAAAAACTTTTTTTATCCCTCATAATTACATCATATACAGTAAACCACGAGGTATTATATGGAATTTGAAATCAAGAAGGGGATACCCTTGCCACGCAACAAAGGTAGACCCTCTAAATACAACCTTCCTCTCGAAGATATGAAAGTTGGAGACAGCATTGAGATACCGATATCAAAGAAAGACCTAGCAGTAGAAATAAAAATCTTGCGAAACGCAGTTGATAGATACAAAGCCAAAAGACTTGATACTAATTTTAGTGTTATGAAACTTTCAGATAACTCAGGGGTAGGAATATGGAGGACTAAATGAAAGACAAGATATTAATAGAGGCACTACAAAGCTACGTTGTATCTCTCAAGCTAGAGATAGACGACTTGAAAAGTCAGTTGAAAGAAAAGGTAGTTAGTGTCAAAGAAGTACAACAGACAACACGAAAAAGATTAGCTGTTGTTGGAAACACTAAACCAATTGTCGTAGAAGAAAAACCACAAGAAGAGGTAGTAGTTATACCTCACAACCCAAGAGAGATTTTAAAAAGGATTGGTCATTGCAAATACTCAGAACTAGACATCATTGCCTCTATCTACAAAGACGCTGATTGGTTTTTAGCAACAGTTACAAGAAGACCTATGAACGCAAAGGCTGAGTTAGTTGCTCAACAATGTCTTGATAGATTTAGGGACAACAACATAAGTGTCTATGAACTTAGGAAGGAGTCTTACAATATGTATACTCATACTGTTCTGTCTGCTCAAGGATTGATTTGCAGAATTGGTAGAGCCATATATCATTGTGGCAACGAGGAGGAAAGAAAGCTTTGGGATTTCTAGATTATTATTACGCAGTTGTGGGAACGACTCTGATTGTCGCTATTGTCATTATCATTGCATACACAAGATGAAACTTACTAACAAAAACAAACTACCCAAAGAAATAATACGTGCCATAAGTAATGATACTTACTCGAAGGGAGAGTCTACTATTTCTGTGTCAGGATTATTGTCTGCTCCTCGTCCAAGAATACTTGGAGTTGAATATCAAGACAGTATAGTTGTGGACGCAGTAGACCAAGTGTGGAAGATATTAGGCACGGCTACACACTCTATCTTAGAGAGGGCAAACGAAGGCTATGAAGACACTATGATTGAGGAAAGAATGTATGCCTCTGTATTGGGGTGGACTATATCCGGTCAGACGGACTCTATTAGCCTTGAGGAGAACACTTTAAAAGATTATAAGGTCACGTCCGTCTACAAAGTTATGAAGGCTCAGAAGGAAGGAGACGACTCGTGGGAGGCACAATTGAACTGCTATGCTTGGCTGTATCAACACAACATAGGCAAGACCATAGATAAGCTACAGATTATTACAGTAAACAGAGATTGGAATAAGAGTCAGAAGAAGAGAATGGGTAGTGATTATCCGGACTCGCCTATCTCAGTTATAGATATACCGGTATGGGATACCGAGACACAAAAAGAATTTATAGAAGAAAGAGTCAAGCTACATCAAGAAGCTGAGGCTGACTTTCTAATAAATAGGGAACTACCTTTATGCTCAGAGGAGGAACGTTGGAAAAGACCGGACTCTTTCAGAGTAATGAAGAAGGGTAGAAAGACTGCACTTAGAGTTTTGGATACTCAGTCAAAGGCTGATGATTACATTGCTAAGAGTAGTGATAATAACTTAACTATAGAGTTTGCAAAGGGAGAGTCAATCAAGTGTAAAGACTATTGTGATGTGGCACAATTTTGCGAACAGTACCAAAAGGAGGTAGCCAATGAAAGACTATAGTATGTTTAAGATACAGATTGAATTGCCTGACGGCTCTAAACAATTTGTATGGTCGAAGATTGTCGAAGGCGATATTCAATTTGATAGAGACATGGATAAAGAAGTTGCAAGACTTGAGGAGTCCGGTCACAAAGTTGTGTATTCAAGAAGAGCAATCTTTGGAAGTAAATCTTTGTTCGCCAAGGGGGTAATTCAATGAGTAGAGATTACAAGATTGATATTCAGTACGAGAAAGTATCTGAGGAAAAACTATGTGATGTCTGTGGGGGTTTCTTACCTGACGTGGACGAACAAGAAATAAAAGAATTGTCTATTACACACGGCATACAAGCTGATAAGTGTAGTGGATATAAATGTTGGATTTAATTATCAATGGAGAAAAATATGGATAATTTATTAGAAATAAAAGCAGAGAAGTTTCGTGAAATATGGAACACATTATCGAAAGTTGATGTGTCTGAATTCAAAGAGACTAAGATGAACTTGGATTATCTCAGTTGGAGTAGAGCATGGTTTCTACTTTGCGAGAAGTATCCTGAGGCTGAGTATGAATTCATGCCGTCAATTAAAATGGACGATAACACCATGGAAGTTTGTACTTCAATTAGGATTGGCGAATGTGTACGTATGATGTCATTACCAATCATGGACTATAAAAATCAACCAATAATAACACCTGACTCTAGGCAAGTATCTGATAACAGAATGAGATGTCTTGTTAAGAACATGGCTATGTTTGGATTAGGCATAGGTCTTTACATGGGATTAAGTGACGACTTACCTGACGAGGACAAAGATAAGGTGTCAGAAAAAACACGCAAGAAAAATCCCGTTAAAGCAAAAGAGCCTGAGCAGACTGAGGCTAGTGGTGATGAGGAGAAAAATATTCCTAGTAAAGAAGTTTCTCCTGCTGACTCAGAAAATCAAGTTGAGTATGATGAAGATTGGGCGAAGGTTTTTCTTGAAGGAGTTGATACGTTTATGCACTCCCCTTTATGTCAAACCAAGCAACAGTTGACTAACTACTACAAGGCTAATGCAAAAGACATAGGTATCTTAGGCGAGAAGTTTCCAGAGATGAAAGTTGAACTTGACCAAAGGTTTGTAAAGTACGCAGAAACTCTACCGGCTGACTCTGTTGAAAGGAACGCTCAATGATTGACGACATCAAGAAAGCTACTATAGATAGATATGTTATGAAGACCGAGGGTCATACCAATTGGATACTTTGGTCTATGCTTGATGAACATGAGGCTAATCACATACAGACTTGTATCAAGGAAGATTTGCCTATCGCTTGTCGCATTGTCGACATACCGGTAGGCTCTACCGATACAGATTGTAAGTGGGAAATGGTCAAGGTAGTTGTCTATCACAAGAACACTTTGACTAACAACGAAAGAGAAGAGCTTGACAAGATACAAGAAAAGCTGACTCTCAAGAAACACATAAGCAATTACTCTATTCTCAAGTACGGACACGACAGTTGGCAATACTATGACAATCTATCCCCTGAGATAAAACTTAATCCCTCAAGGTACGGATATCTTGAAGACAACATTCTTTTCTTTTACGAAGGAAAAGATTGGACGGAACTAACGGACGAGCATAACGTTTGTCCTCATTGTAATTCATTTCTAATATAGCGAGGTAAAAATGACGAATGAAAATAAACCACAATCGGACGGAGCAATCTATCCTAACAGCTTTAAGAAAGCACAAAACCAACCTGACCATACCGGTAAGATAGAACTCAACAAGAACTTGATGAAAGAACTTGTTGAAGAAATCAAAGCCGGTAAAGAGCCTATCCTTAGGGTGGCTTTATGGGATAGGGTAAGTAAGAATGACAACCCTTATATGTATGCAAGAGTTGACGTAGCACAACCAAAGCCTGAGACAAAGCCTGAGCCACAGCCGGAAAAGAAAGCTGTCTCTAGCTTTGACCCTTATGGAGAAGATGATATTGAGGTGCCTTTCTAATGGATAACATTGTAAATTTTGTGGATATGGAGATTGATAACAATGTCCTTGTTAATTGGGTAGACCATAGAAACGCTTTGCTCCGAGAGTTTGCTAGGATTATTGAATTGATGAACAAGGCAGTAGAAGAAGGCACATTAAATGTTAAGGGTGTAGAAGTTTTAGACCCTGATGTTCTTATGTCTATCTATCTTGGCAGTATCGTAGGCTTGGGCAGAGTCAACGGGAACTTTGACTTACGTGAGTTGGAGGAGGCTGAGAAATAGATATGGAAGAATTTGTTTGGTCTAATGATGAAACATACGAAGAGAACTTTGAACGTTGGTATCGTATGCAGAGTAGAGAACGTTATATGTGGAAAGATAATATAGACCCTCGACCTTTGGCTGAAGCAAAGTTTGATGAACTCTACGGAGATAGAACTGCACTCTCAGTTTCTAAAACCAAAGAGGTATTGAATGTCTTTGATACATATAAGAGGGAGGAAGATAGCTGATGTCAGAAGAACTAATTGAGAATTGGCAACATGAGATTAGAAAACTTGCTCCGTTAATTGAACAAGCTATGTATCAGGTACATGAGAAGGAGGCTGATGTTAAGAAACTACAAGCAACCTTGAAACTCAGAGCCATTGATATGGGTATCAAAACAAACTCAGGGCAAGAAACTCATGCCGAAGCTTCAGAAGATTTACACAAAGCTAGGCTGAAAGTTGGAGTTGCAAAAGGAACTCTTGAGGCAATACGAGTTAAACTCAAAAGCTTAGAGATAGGCTACGAGGTTTGGCGAACAAGAGAAGTCTCTCAGAGAAGAGAACAAGCTAGGTATGGAGCATAGACTTAATTGGTACTTTGCTATCTTCATACCTAGTCCTTGCTAGATGAAAGGCAAACCCCCCACAAAAGAAGAGCAAGAACACATGGACTTAGTCCGTGGCATTGGGTGTATCGTCTGTTATAACAATGGTTATCCGTATGTTCCGGCAGAGATACATCACATTGTAGGAAAAGAAAAAAGAAATCACATGAGAGTATTACCTCTCTGTGACATTCATCATAGAAACGGCAGTCACAAAAGACCAATAAGCAGACACCCCAACAAGAAAAGATTTGAAGAAGCTTATGGCACGGAAGAAGAACTGCTAGAACAGGTAGAGCATTTACTTAAAGAGCCAAGAGAACTACCATGAGAAAAGGTTTTACTAGTAAATATTTTCTCGCAGCGAAATGAGATGGAAAAAAATGATGGTAAGTTTTAAGGTATGAAAACACAATCTGCAAAAGCAAAAGGAAGGAAACTACAGAAGTGGGTAGTAGAAAAGTTGATAGAGATATTGAAACTAGACCCTGAGGATATAGAGTCTCGACCTATGGGAAGCCAAGGGGAAGATGTGATAATGGGTAAGCAATCAAGAGAGAAGTTTCCCTTCAGTATTGAGTGTAAAAACCAAGAGGCTCTGAACATTTGGAAAGCTTACGAACAAGCTGAGGAGAATTGTAAAGGCTATGAGCCTATAGTCGTAATCAAAAGAAACAAGACTAAACCTTTGTTGGTTATTGACGCTGAAAAGTTTATTAGATTTATAGGTATATTAGTTGAGGAGGAGGAAGAGTAATGTCTATGTTGGTAGAACAATTACAAGAAGAGTTGAAAGAACGGAAGAAGGCTTGGTGGGAATGGCATAAGAAAAACCCTCAGGTATGGGAGAAGTTTGAAGAGTACACCTTACAAGCGATAGCCTCAGGGAGAAAGAACTATTCTCAATGGGCAATCATCAATCGTATAAGGTGGAACGCTGAGGTCGAAACAAAAGGTGGGGACTTCAAGATAAGCAATGATTACATATCTTTCTACGCTAGACTCTTTCATGTTAGGTATCCACAGTATGAAGGCTTCTTCAGAACTAAACCATTCAAAGAAGAAAAGCTAATCGAAAGATTAGTTGTTGCTGAAATATACTAGCCTGAAAAAATCTGATTCGCAGGTGGGACGTTGTGTCCTAAAAAACTTTCAGACCCTAGCTAGAGAAAGTATTTACCGGTAAATATTTTATGTCTGTATCATGGATACAGCCCGGACTATCACCTATTGCAATCCTAAATATGTTTCTTGTTGCCTTCTCATATCAGGAATGTACTGTAAAACTTGGTTGCGTCTTTCCTCTAAACTTCTAAGTGCTACTCTTTTCTGCTCAGGATTTAAAACTTTGCTTTGGTAAACTGCGTTCACTTGTTTTGTAATAGCTTTCAAACTTCTATCTATTGCTAATACTTGTCCTCTAGTTTGTAAGTATCCTTGATTGTTATTTGCATAGGATTGATACTCGTCTACTCTACCTTCATCTTTGAGTTTGTTCATAGTTGCTATCACTTTGTTGCTCTCTTCTCTCATTTCGTAATACTGCTGTTGTAAACCACCACCCAAAGGACTGCCAAAGAAACGTTTTAAGAGGGGTAATTGGTCTACCCTAGGTCTGATGAAGTCTCTGCCGGTAAGACCTTTTAGAACTGTGTCTACGAGGCTCAGACCATACCCACCAAGGGTACCTAAATAACCATTCAACATATACTCTAACTTCAAAGGACTTATACCGAATTGCTCTCCGACAATCTTAGCTAACTCACTTGTGGTTTCTCTATATTGAAGTCCTTCTTCAATGGTTTGCTCCATGTATGGAGGCACAATAGGACTTCCGGTAAAGCTACTGCGATTGTAAACAAAAGCTTCCATGAATGGTTTTAATACTTGGAATGAGAGAGGGTTGAATTTTAAAGTATCTTTTGTTGCCCTTGTAAATGACTCTAATGTTTCTTCGCCACTTGCTCCACCGACTACAAAGTCCATAGTCCTTTCAGGAATTACTTTAAACATGACACCAACTTCAAATGGAATAGGTAGCTTGAGAGGAGGAAGGTCTTTACCTGTGAAAATCAACCAATTGTTATCTCTCTCTTCTCTTCGTCTTGCTCTGTATTCGTCTGTATCTCCAACCATTAGATAATACATAGCCGTAACAAAAGTA